CTATATTCATGGGTGGTACAGCTACCGATACTGATAAAAATGCTGTGGGTAGAACATGCCAACCTAAAAGAGATATGGGTGAATTGTGTAGTCTTGTAACACAAACAGGATTGGTAGATTGTATTAGATATACACCATTTTTTACTGAAGACCCAGCAGCTTTTGGTGGTGCTGGTGGTACAGTTCCAGTACTACAAAGATATTATCTTCCAAACGGAGGAAGAGTTATTCAGGAAAATGGAACATTCTTTTGTTCAGTAGAAATGAATTTGGACCATGTAATAACAGATGAATTTGGTATGTTAGTTAGGTCAGGAGACCCCGAAAAAGGTGTACCTACTAGAG